TATTCTTGTTGCTTGTGACCCGGACCCTGAGCTTGTACGCTTGTACCCTGGTGCTCGGATCCTGGAGCTTGTGGACTCTGGCTTGAAGCTTGTGCCTTTGAGGGAAGGCTTGAAGGCTTGCGTGCTGGAGCTTGAGCGCTTGTGAGCTTGCGACCCTGCTTCCTAAGTTCAGCATAATATTTTGGATGATACCAAACCACGGCTAGTGTTTACCGTAGGCCACATCAGGTGTGGACCTGTCCCAGCAGGCCCTGCAGTCTTTGCATTCGTTGCCCTGGTCAGGCGCTGCACATGTCCGCGCTTCGGGGTTGGTGACTACTGAAGACGTCCACGGCCAGGCCTTGGGCGCTGGTCCGTCAACCTTGGATCCTGACAACCTAATGATCAAGTTGTCCGGAACTGTTGCCGGGTCCTCCGGCAGGTATTGGCGCTCCTGTGTTGGTAACCAGTGTTGAGTCTCAGGCGTGAGCCTGCAAACTTCAAAAATATTTTTTAAATGCTCGTGGCTTTGGACGTCGCCGGAGTCATGCCACCTGAACCACGGCTGGCCCTGTATCAACGCCACCATCGCGGTGACCCATTGCGGATGGTCCAGGCTGTCCAGTCTACGCTCGAGCGCTGCCCGGACATTGCTAAACCTGTAGCGGCCCTTCATTGCATAACAACCAAAGCACGGAGTGCCTTCAATCTTCCTGAGCTTCGCGCCGGTCTGGCAGTGCCAGGCGGGCAGGTTGTAAGCTGGTCCGGGCATCTTCGACGGCTTACTCAGGCCGCCAGTTATTTTTCTTGCTTCTTTTTTTAACATAATTTTCTCCTATAAAATCTTATACGTGATTGCTTGTAGCTTGTCAACTTGCTTGAAAGCTTGACGCCTGGAGCTTGGACCTCTACGGGCGGGCCCACCCCAGGCGCTTGTGCTCTTAAGTTAATCTTAATACACCTGAGTGAATAACCTTGTGCCAGTTATCATCCCGGAATACTTTCAGGATCTCGCTGGTATAGATTGATCCCACTTCGTCGAAGAGTCCAACCTCGGACCCTTTAACGTCAACCAGGATCGTGCTGCGAACGCCCCGGCCCTGCTTTGGGCTCTCCATCACAATGCCTGAGACAGGCGGCTGTGTTCCTAAGTGACTGTGTAAAATCTTATCACCTTTTTTTATATCCTTAATGTCCATATGCTTCTCACTTTCTGTTGTTATGCTGGCGGTGCACGTTCGCGCTCACCGTCGCGAGCTTTTAAACTAATGACTCGCCAGCTGTTAACTGGACCCTGGGCTGAGGCCGGCGTGCTTTGTTTTAATAGCCCGGGCAACAGGCCTATCAGGTTATCACCTGCCAGGATCCAGCTGTAGGTATACCAGGTCCCAGTTTATCCTACAAGATAAATATTTAACTTATCCACAAATAAATTTCTTGACAGCTTGCAAGCTTGAAGCTACAGGGCGGGCCCACCCGCTTGAAACCATGAGCTCATCTGGGCGGGCCCACCCAAAAAAAAACAAAAAAATTCTAGTTAGGGTTGTGCCGATAATAAGAGGGGCAGTACTCGTCTAGAATTACCTGCTCATGTCGTCTGACATCACGCACTTATTTATAGTCCGACCATTACGTATCAGACATCGTTTTCACAACCCTAACTATTCATCAAGGACAGATGAAACTATAAATTAGGTTGAGTTTGGTTTTCAAACTCATCAAGAGTAATTTCAATTTGTCTATCACTAATGGTATTAACCCAAAAGTAAGTCATAAAATAATTATTACTTGTTCTGTCCCAATTATGATGTCGTCTTTTTTGCCACGCATTTTCTTCTGTTAAAATGTATGGTTCTGTAATCCGACCACTTACACTATCTATGGCCCTATTCATAAAATCTTCTGCCCAATCATTATAACAATTCAATGAGCAAAAATTTCCACCACCATAGTAGAAATCTGATCTTCTTCTAGTTTGATT